GTACAAAGCCTCCAACTGTGTCTAAACATACAAATACACAAATTGTGGTAATCCAATTGTACAAATCAATTTTGCTTGCCTCAGATTTGAAACTGGCACTCGTTTAAAGTCGGAGTTAGACTTGTTCAAGATATGTTTCTTGCCAATTCAATATACGGTCATCATATGTTTCGTCCAACATAGTGCACATATGAGTTATGCCAGCCTTAGCGGCGACTTCTCTCATTTGTACTCTACGCGTTTCATAAACCTTCTGACCATGATTGAACCACTCCCTCAGAGCACCATCTATGTTGACGGCACATGCTTCTTTAGGAGTTAAAGGCGCATTCTTGGGTCGTAAATAACAATGCAGGGACTTCATTATACTTGAATCTAATAAAGCTCCTACATGTAAACCCAATTGTGGATGATAAACACTAAATCTTTTCAAAAACTCAAAATTCTCAGGTTCCAAATATGCGCTTAATTCACTATCCTTATCCGGCATAGTGTAATGCTGACCATACTTTCCTAAAAATTCTGAACATCCTTTAATATTAAACTTAGGATATTTTTCTGAAACAGATCCAATGTTATCGTCGCCATACGTCATCATCTTAGCAGCATCACGAAATGCTATATCTGATGAATACTGTGTATAAAAATAAGCTCGCAAATTCAAACTACCACAAATTCCATTCAATATCACTGTTAATGAATTTCCTGAAATATGTGTGCCTGATTGCAAACCCACTAAATCGCCATTAAAAGCTATTAGTGAATACACAATATCACCAGCCATAGCACTCATGATATCTCTATCTTCCTGACTATAGCCCATGACTTCCGCCAAGTCAATTAAAATACGCAACGAAGCTATTAACAATTGTGAAGGTAATTTTTGGTCATACTTACTGTAATCTCCGCCAAATAACCTTTTATCACCAAATGTCATAACATGTTCGTAAAATTCCTCCCATTCCGGACCATGACAATTAATTCCGACTGCACACTCAGAAATTAATGGATTCATTTGAAGGAAACGTATAACTGGTAAATAATATCTTCTCACTAAAAATGTGAGAGCTATTGGATTACCATAAAATATCCTGCACTTTCCCTTAGCAACAGGTAACGCTTCATCTTTCTTACAAGCCTTGGCTATTGTATAAGCACGTTGTCCGCACTTGTAAAAGCCTAAAACTCTTTCAATCTCATCCATAATTTCTTGCGTAAACATTCTCTGTGGAAGTCCCTCTTCCGTAGGCTCTAAGTCTATAACGTACCTTGACTTAGGCCCCTTCAAAGGGTATCCAATAGATGTCTTAAAATTAATTGCATCCACGAATCTACAACCTGGTATGCCGTTAACATTTTCCATATCTGTTAATGGTACAACTTTCCACTTTAACTTATTCACCAATTTAATTAATGGTGTTTTGTAATCGTGAATAGCTATATTCAATAACTTATGTGGAAAAGGTTCACCTGGTTCGCTAGCATTAGCCATCGCCAACTGCCAGCCATACCATTCGGGCTTCATTTTAGGAGCACCCCAAATATTCTCAACGCCTGTAACTTCCGTCACATATTGAGATATTGGTGTACGCCTAACATCAGACCTAGATGTAACCGCTCCAGAACATGAACCATAATACGAAAATTGTGATCCTTCCGGTAGAAAATTAACAGGACTCTTTTCATGTAAACCGCCTTGTGTGGTCACTTCAACACCTAATACTTTCTGTGTAAAGTGCTCACCATCACCGGTTCGCAATACGCCTTCAATACTCCTAACATATTGAATAGCATCCACTAATTGCTGATGAGTTAAAGTACCCATGCAACCAAATGGTTGTCCGTCATTTCCACCTAAATGCAATCCTGTTATCATAGGTGTTCTAGTTTCCGAAATCAGTGTCGCTCCACATAATCCGCCAAACGTGTTCATTGAGAGGTTTTTGTAAACACCTCCCTTAAAAGAACATGAACCGTTGGACACAATGCCAGCTTCACACATTCCATGCGCTGTTATCATTTCTCCACTTCTTTGCCTCCATATCATCTTAAATGGATGTGCAACAATATCACCAAGTGGGAAAAATTTAAGCAAATTACGATAAGAACCTCCAGTACTTGAATAACACAACCTAAAATCTGTGCCTTCAATATGTACTGAAGAATCCTTACAAATACGTGTTTTAAAACTCCCTCCAACAGCTTCAGCATTAACCTTTCTACAAGTTAATTTCAATGAATCACTGTCTTTAAAATAATGATTGGGAATTAACAACATATTTGATGTAATCATCAAAACATTTGCCATAAGTGTAACATCGGTATTTTCAGCCTCAACGGAAGCATACAATAAATTGTGCTCCACAGCATTACGCAACCTTTCAACAGTTGTGCATTTGCTACTCTCTGATGCTGGCAATACTCGTTTAGTAACTTGTGACCAAACATTTACTTGCTGATCTCTTGCTTTAATATCTTCCATACACGTTGGTTCTAATGCGCTATGTTCCTTTACAATACCTCTCCACGACTTGAATACTTTTGCAATAGCATACATAGCCGCCATAGAGGCACATCCACAACACAAAACTTTCGCATAACTAGCTCGTCTACTCCTTACAATTTCCACCAGACTATCAGTGCGATGACATAATTCTGCCATCATCACTTTTCTAGTGGCCAATTTTGTTAAGTACTCACCAATAGCTAATCCTAAAACTAACAATAAAATACCATGAGCCGGGCTAACAAATAGCGCAAACAGACAAAATAATAAATAAAACCATTTACATTTATAAGTCACTTCATCAATTTCCTTCCTATATACAAATTGTAAAAATGTAATAAATTTATCATTTTGTAGCCACTTGAACGGCAAAAAGCAAATCCAGTCCCATTTATCTAAAAACTGGTTTGTCTTTCTATATAACTCTGCCGTGGGCATCTGTGCTAATGTAGCGTTGAAACTCGCTTGCGTTTCATCAATTACATCACGTACATGCTTCTTCGCTTTCCTAATGTGCTGCCATGTTTCTAATCCAAATTGTTCTGACATGTGGTCAGGACAAAAATGTTTCAAATGGCAACATCCAGGATGCTGACAACGTTCTAATGTTTGTTTATCAGATTTCCTGTCTAACAAAGCTTGTTGATTTTTCCTATGTTCATGAAAGTACTCAATCGCGCATTGTATCGCTTCAATTGCAGAAACTTTTTCCATTATCTTGCCTCTCCATTTTATCGGCATGTAACCTGCTGCAACTGTTAACTTAGGTGGTCGAACTGCCTGTTCAATTGTAATCTCCCAAATATCATCTATTAAAGGTGGATCATAAACCCCGTCATATGTGTAATGTTCTCTTATTTTCGAACTATCCACACCACAGGGAACTCCTTCCTTAAATCGTTGAAATTTCTCTTTACATTTAACAGTCATAACCAAATCCATTCTGCGTTGAATAGAATATGGACATTGTGAATACGATCGTGCGTCTAAATCCTTAACATTAGTGGTTACAAGAACAATCTCTGGTTCAACCCAGCATTGTCCTTTACCTTCTAATTCAGCTTTATTCGCATAATACGTTTGGTTATTACACATGTCAATAATCATTCGTGTCGGTGGTCTCTGCACAAATTCAGCTTTCTCATTAGCCATATCATCTAAAATCGCTACCGTCTTAGTCGTTTTCCAACTAGACATGTATTGATCTCCTGCATTAATTGTCGCCCAAAACTCTCTGTCAGTACTGTGACCAACACTAGTTAAAAGCGACTCAATTAGCTGTTCTCCAAATGTAGTCTTACCTTGACTACTATCGCCAAATAGTTCAATAGCAAATGGAGCTTTTCTAATACCTGCAGCCATTTTCATATTTGTGTGCTCATTCTTAATGGTTTTCAATTTCAAAATTTTATCACTAACTAATTTCTTATCAATACCGCCTAATGATGGCAACAAATGTGATAACTTCAATAATAAGCGTTCTAGTTTATCCAAAAATTCTTGTTCAGGGATTCCTAAAAACTTTTCTAAGTTACCGTTCTGTACAAGAGTCCACATGGTAATTACATCACTGTATTCATCATCTAACTCTAACGCTGCAAAATCATCCATCATTAATGGTTTTAACGATCCTGTCTTAAAGCACAAATAAGCGCCTTCTGCAAAATACGTAATTGTACCAAATAATGCTTCTGCTAAATCATATGCAGACATATGTTGATTAATCATTTTCTCATCAAATAACTTAAATCCTTTAATATTGAATGGGATACTAGCTACGTCGCATAGTCCCAATGTTACTAATACACAAAGTAATTTAGAAAATTGTTTAAAGACTTTATTGCCTTTAACTAAATTCCAATTACTCTGTACATTACGTAATAAATCTAACCAACTTGGATCTTCGGTTCCATCTTGCTGTACGATCTCTGTAGCTTTAAATAAGCCTCCAATATATTCAATAACTTGTCCTGTTACTGATTTATCTTTGTAAAAGTCTCGTACATACAAAAATATTGCACTAGTCAAATGATCGTATGATTTACAACTTCTCAGATTGATGAATAAGGCCATAATACCTTCTATCTTCCTAATTAAAGAATCTGAAACTTCAACGTTAATAGTTGTAGCTATTTCTCTAATTCTCCATGTGATCTCACTAAATTGTTCTACATAGGTCATATGATCCCAATGTTCAATACCGGCGTGCGGTTTAAAATTCGAACGCCATTTTTCACGTTTCTTGGAATCTTTCTTCCTAATGTACCAATTTTCCTTAGTTCCTTCCTCATTTTTAAAGACGTTGTTACGTACTTTGGGCCTGATCCAACGATCAGCCTTCTTGTTTTTTCCAAAAGTTTTGGAGTTTGTCATATTTTTGTTAATATTACTCATCTTTTGGTCTATGTCAATTTAACTCTTAAAACGTTTTCTTTCTTTATAATAACTTTTTGTTCTGATAGAGTCCTATTGCAATTTAAGCTCTGCTATAGAAATATTAAGAGCTCAGTTGATCAATTTTGAACGAGAGTCTACTGATATAACTTCTCTATAAAAATCGTTACGCCTAACAGGCGAGGCCGGCTTCTCCTCAGACTGTGTGTCAGGTAACAAGGCTTACAATACTGCTTGCACCTACCTTTCCTCTTTGGACGAAGGTTACTCTCTACTCTCCGCCTACAAATAAAATACACTATCAAAGCTGTAACTCAGTAAGTTACGCCGCTAGGCTTGACAGTGGCTACTAGTACGGTACCCAGAACATGGGAACTCGTCAAGTGTATTTTAAATGCCTTCGAGCATTTTCACTTTCCCGGATTACTCCGCTAAGTTGCACGATTTAAATCGTGTTGCTAATTTAATTTTTAATCGCAGTGGCATTCTGCGATATTCTGCCACAAGGGCCATGGACTTCGACTCCAACAAGAGTCTACTACCATCGTTTTGGTTTCCATAATAACATATAGTTGAGATTGTTATAGGGGCCTCACCCCAGTAGAATAATAAAATAAATAAATACTTAATGAATGTCAAAATTCATGAAGCTTGCTTCTTTCCTTGAAGGTGTGTGGGCATCGTAATGCCCATCACAACTTCTAAACAAGGTTCAAGGGCAATTTTTAATGCCATCTAATTCGATTAAGTCTCTGCACATGCGTGCAGAGACT